AAGCCTGTCTGCTCTGTGACTATTGGAGCCTGATTCATTGAACCCGGCTGTACTTGTGGGAATACTCTTGCAAGTTGTTCAGGGCTTATGCCGTAATTTTGAGCGGCTTTCTGTATTTCTGGCTGAGTCGCAAAACCTTGCCCCTCTGCCCTACCCATAACAGCATCGCGTATCTGTTGATCTGTGAATCCACCGGCCTGACCATAAGCCTGACGAACTGCCGCATTATCATCAAATGAGATTCCCATTACCCTGCGGATATCGCTTGGTGTAACGCCGTAATTTACCATCGCCTTGGCAATACGCTCTGGAGTTGCATTCGGGTTAGCGGCAAGAGCAGATTTTATTTGCGCATCGGTTATTCCGCTTGCAGTAGCTGTTGGCGGGGTCTTTGCGGCAAGCGCTGATGATTGAATAGGCACAGCTTCCATAGAGCCCATGATTCCTTTCATAGGAGTGTATTGCTGTGGCTTAAAATCAGATATTGATCCCACTTGTAGAGCAGGCGCTGATGTTGTAGCTGGAGTAGTCTGAGTTGTAACCGGCGCAGGCGTACTAACAACTGGCGCTGGAGCAGGGGTTGGCGCACGAACAATAGGCGCTGGTGCTTGGTATTGCTGTCCAGCCATAGCGGCATACATTTCCGCATCTGTCATGTTTGTATATGAAGGCATCTGGTATGACTGAGTAACAGGCGCAGGGGCTGGTGTAGCGGGCGTAGTGGTTGCTGTAGCGCCCAAAGTTCTACCAGTGACGGCTGTAAAACGCTCTGGTGAAACGCCATAGTTTGCCAATGCTTTCAGGATTCTTGCGTCTGAAGCGTTTGGATTAGCGGATAATACCGCCCTTATTTGTGCGTCTGTAACAGCCATCTTGTATTACCTATATATACGGATTTGTAGCGGCTCTGGACATTACATCCATACCCAAATTGAACTGCTGTATCATTTGTATTTGTTCAGGGCTTAAATTGGCCAACTGCTCCGGTGTGAGATTCCTTGACCAACCTTCGTTTGTTGGAAGCTGGTTTGTCGGAACCCGTTGCCCCTGTAATGCCATTGAGTTGTCAATAGCACTCAAATCTATCGGGGTTGGAGCCGATGCCGCAACCGCGCCCCTGTAATCGAAATCAAGACTTCTTGGCTGTAGCGCAGAGTAGTCAATCGGCGCTCCAAGAATTGCCTGATTCTGGGCCATAAGGCCGCCAAGCGCGACTTGCTGACCAGCCAGTGACGATTTATCTATCAATTCAAATTGCGGCAATGCAGATTGCTGTAGATAACTTGGAATGGTTTTCTGCTGTTGGCCTAAGATATTTCTGACAATATCGTATCCCGGGCCAATTTGGGCTATAGCTTTGTCGCCATATCTCATTATGTCTTGGCGAGTTTGTTCGCGCTGGGCTAACTCTGCCGCATTGGCATCTTTAGTAGCTTCACGGTTCTTCTTGTCGCTCCAGACACCTGTCGCTAACGTGGCCGCCGCTAGTAATGCGTCTAACATTTCACAATACCTCTATATTTCAAACCGCTATCCATCCTCTAGTCCTGTCACCACCAATATCGGGTTGCATCTTCCGATACTGGATTGAACCGGCGCTCCCAGCGCTGTCCAGATACAGGCTATACTGTCTGGCCTCAATAACACCCTCTGGGCTACCAGACCCGACTATCGGGATGCTCAACGATGCGTCCTGTGTCCACTGGCGAAATGCCTGCTCCATTGTACCATCATCGCGGGTGATGGGCTGGGCAACATTGAGTATGGGATTGCTCACTTATCCCCACCCATTATATTCGCTGTAAGCTGTATAATCACTGGTTTGACAGCATCAGTCAAAGTAAACCTGAACACCTCAAAACGGCCAGCACGGCCATTGCGCCGCCAGATAGCCCTGCGCTGGTATTCGCCTATCTTGCCAATGCTTCTGGGGATAGGATCGCTCCAAGTCTTGCCGTCTTTGCTCCGCTCCAGCACGATCTGCGGATCGGTTACAGCGCCGTTGCCGACACCGGATTCCACAGTAAGTTCCAAGCTGGGGAAAAATACCGACTGCATATTGTTCTGAAACGGCTGTGTGGCAACGCGCCTGATAATGGTGTTTCCGTACTCTGTATAAACGTCTGCGGTCAATTCTCCGATCCTGCCGTCCACGGTATCCCCGCAGAATATCTTGCCGTATGCCTTCGCTATGGACGCTACACGGTATGCGCCAAGTGACCCATCAATGTACGACTTTCTCTCATGCCAGCGCTGGGTGGTTATATCGTAGACAAGCGTGGTGTTCGGTAACGCAAACCCAATGAAATATGCGCCTTTCCGAGCGTATGCCCAAGCATAGATATTGGATACCTGAGTCTCGGTCAGGCCAGACAGAATCGAGTCAATAGCCGTTGTGGATACTTTGACCGTGCTGTTGCCGTTCAGCGCCCAGATGGCCGCCAGTTCGTTCTCGCCACCGCCAACCCACATAAACGTGTCCTGCGAGTTGACTATCGAGTTCGGTGCATAACAGCCCTTCTGCAAGAATAGACCAGTTCGCTGGAACGGGAAGTCTGCGCCACCGATGTTCTGGAACGCCTCAAATGTTTGTCCTCCAGAAATGAACAACTGGTTCTTGAACACAACCGGGGCAACAATATCGTCCGGGTCAGACTCGGCTGTGCCAAAGTCCAGTGCGCTGTAGTTCAGGCCATCGTTCAGGGCGCTGACAATAAACTTCTTGCTGTCAGTGGTTGCCACGAAATAGCCGTCAACAAACGCAACATATTGTGGATCGCCGTTAGCTGTGAAATCGGAGTCAGTAATCTGTGAATATACATCTGTGACGTGGTTGTATATATATCCATTGCCACCCGGTACAAGAACCATCAACTGCGCACCATTGTCGGCCATTGACACTCTTGAAGTGCCAGATACCGCGCCGATTCTGGTCAGGCTGTAAGTTGCCGTTGTGCCAACTATCGTTTCATCCAGACGGTATAAACTGTCGCCGTTGACAAAGTATGGCTTCCCAGCCATTTCGTGCGCACCACGGTTCTGCTCCTCAACTTCGCCAGATGTGGCTACCTGTTCAGCCCCGTCAGTGCCAAATAGCGTTTCTTGAGACAACGCCTGACCCTGTGCAATATTCGGATACCAGTTAGTGCATTCCTGCGCCGATATGGGCAGGGAATCGCTAATATAAAATCCGTTAGCTATGGGAAGCTGGGTTACGGGCATCAATGCGCTCCGAATAATACATCAGTAACCAAAATATCATCGGTGCTTGTACCGTTAGATACAAACAGTTCAAGATAGTCGTTGGTTGCTAACGATATTGTAAAGTTGAGCGACACATTACCTGTTTGGCCAAAACTAATCACACGGCTAATTTTGGCATTAGTTAAAACAGTGCCATTCTTAGCCAAATGCACTGTTAGAGTTTGGTTGCTTCCAGAATCAGGGCGCAGGGTGATTGATACGTTTACCCCAACGGTATAATTAGAGGTGCCGGTGTAAGTCAGTCGCCCGCCGGTTGTTGATGTGAAGTTGGACGACGTTGTTCCAGCAACAAAAGTCCCAGCAACTAGTACCGGCGTGTTGGTTGCCGCAATCACAGTGTTGGTTGTGTTGCCGTGCATGGTCACCAGCCCATATGTCTGCTGGGCGGCGGCTGTCACGGTGACATAATTTGACGTGGCTGTGAGAGATATGCCCGCACCGGCAACCAGACTAGCAATCACAGGGTTCTGCGATGTGGTGCTGAGAAACAGCGGTGTGCCTGTAGTGTCGGCAGTGAAACTATGCTCGATCTTAATCCCGTCATTTGCGGATACGTTGGCAACCACGCCGGGGCCATCTTCTAGCCCACGGATATAATTAACCGTTCCAGACTTGGTCAAAACAGGCGCGGCAGTACCCGGCCCTTTGGTAGTTAATGAGCCAGTTACCCCCAGCGTATTAACAAAGTTATCATACGAAATCTTGTAGTTCGTGCCGTTTACAAAGTAGTCAAGATAGCTACCAGCATCGACTGTTGACTTGGCAACGAAATCGCTTTTCTTGCGGCCTTGTGTTCTATCAACCATTGGTATTTGTCTCCAAGCCTATAGCACCTGTAGATTCTGCCAGAATGCTTGCTTCGCTTTCTGGATAAAAGTGTCCACCGAATCCCCAGCTTTGATCTTCATTCCCAGAGCCGATTGGGAGAGTGCAGGGCAGTTTGGTTTCTGCAATATGCTGACCAAGCAGGCGCATTGTCTGCAAGCCCTCACGGGCCGCTTTGCGTAAACCGTCACTGACAACGCCACCGTAGTCTGGGCTGACCTCAATGGCCATGTTTGCAATCAAGCCGCGCAACGCCCCAACCGGGATCGTCACCTGATCGCCAAGATCGCTGACAGTGGTGTAGCCCAGCGTAATGCCCTGCGCGTCAAGTTCGCCCATGTAGTTGTTCATGGCGAATATAAAGTCTTGGTATTCGTCAGGCTCAAGAGATGACTCGGATGCCTGCACCAATATTCTCTGTAATGCCGCCTTTGCGACTTGCGCTACTGTAGCCATTATTCGTATGTCGCCTTTTTGCCTTTTGCCGTCTTGGCAGATTGCTTAAATGCCTTCGCAGTCGGAGCGCCTTTTGATCCGGGCTTCCCCATGCGCTCTGGCGTTTCGCCACGCTCTTTCTGCGCCTTTATTCTTTTGCGCTTGGCGTGGATGTTTGCATATAAACCTTTACTCATAACTAGCCTTCGATGATTTGGAGCCTTTGCACTTCCAGCGCTTGCGGCTAAGTCTCAGTGGGGAGTTCGGGTCTTTGGCGGCTTCAGGAAAGTCTTTCATCTGGCCCGCCGATCTTGCGCAATATGAGTCGCCCTTTTTTGTGCCGGGGCGCACTCTGGGGCCGCCATCTGATGCTTTGCCAGACTGTCCATAGCTGACCTTCTTACCAGATGCGGTAACTTTAACTTTGGCTTTCCCCTTTGCCGGGGTTCTCTTGGTGGCCATAGTTCAAGGGGGGCAAAGCCCCCCTCTCACCTATTGGTTATACACCAAAGCCTTGACCAGCGAAGAACGGATTGAATGTTGCGTATGCAGGCAACAAGTCAAAACGTACTTTCTGGGTGTTGGCATCGCCGTCTGCGTACTTGGTAACGCGGATTGACATACCATCGCTAGTGGTGGCGATAGTGTCAGTTGCGTACAGTTTCGGCAGTTTGACAGTGCCCAGACCAAATGCCTGCTTCAAGAAGAACAGGTTCGGCTGGTACAGAGTCGCAGATGCGCTCTTGATGGTGATGACAGCGCCGTTAGCCGGAGCAGCGTCAACAGTGTTGTACTGACCATTGGCTTCGTAGATGGCCGGGCCGGCTACCACAAGAGTACCCTCACCAGACGCACCCAGAGTAACGTCAGCAGTTACAACACCAGTCCATTCTACGTTACCGCCAGTGGCGCTAATCATAGGCTGCTTGGTGTCGAGATTCAGACGGTTTACGCCAGCGATGGTAACAATGTCACCAGCTTTGACAGTCATGTTAGCTTGGAAAGCTGTGACGGCCAGAGACTGAGTCATTGTGTCTTTTGCTGTGACGTAAGTAGCGTCAGGAGCGGCA